CGGAGGTGGCGGAGGCTACGGAGGTGGCGGAGGCTACGGAGGTGGCGGAGGCTACGGAGGTGGCGGAGGCTACGGAGGTGGCGGAGGCTACGGAGGAAACAAGCCTCCAGTCGTCGTGGGGGGTGGTGCCCCTCCTATATCGATTCAGATTTCAAACGTTGGCAAGGTGTCGAACACTGGCAAGGTGTCAAACTCTGGCCGGGTGTCAAACTCTGGTACAACTCGTTCGAATAACGGTACCGGAACGCTCGGTGTGTCAGCGCCGACATCTTCAGGGGAGCGTATCGTTTCAAAATCAGCCGAATCACTCATTCGTCAAGCCGGTGGGTCAGAGGCGATCGAGAAAGGTATCCAAGCGCTCAGAGCCGCAAACGGCAACGTCACCAAGGCCAAGGCGATGTCCAGACTTCCAAACACCACGTTCACGAACATCTATGCACTCGGTGGACCGGTTGCAGCAAAGAAATACGTCGAGCGCCGTCGTCGTTCATCGAAGAGACGTGTAGCGGGTGGTAAAAAACGTGTCACTAAAAAGCCAAAGAAATACATCAAGCTCACCCCATACCAATTTAAGAGACTGACAGACCACATAAAGAAAAACAACCTTCGTAAGGTACTTATAAAAGAGATCACCCACTGATGGCGACCAAGCGATACATCGTCACTCTGGACTCGATCCGGAAAAAGTACGCCAGTCCGCCGTCGTGGATACGGATCACGACGATTACGATGCTGTGTAAGTTTATGGGGGATGTAAATATTGAAAAGATTCGAGCCGCATTTGCAGATGGTCCGATTCGTATACGCCGAAAGGGGGCGCTTACGAATGGGTTTGAGTGGTCTTTAAAAAACGCCGCGTTTTATAATCAGGTGACGATCGGCTACGAGGATCAGTATTCGAACAAGTCGATAAAGATGTTCCCGAACGGATCGGTTCAGGTGGCGGGCTGTTCAGACCTGCGTGACTGTAAGCGTATCGTACGACAGTTGTCTTTTTTGGTCCAGAAAATCCTCGAGCTCGAGAAGCCGCTCGTGGCTGAAAACTTTCGAGTCGTCATGATCAACACCAACTTTTCGATGAACTCGTCAGTCAACTTGATGAAGGTGATTGACGTGCTCGCAGCCGACGAAAAGTTTGTCGTGTCGTTCAACCCGGAACGGTACTCGGCCGTCAAGGTGAAGTTTCATCCGGCAGCCAACACGAAGCAGGTGACCGCGAGCGTCTTCAGTACCGGCAAAATCATCGTCACAGGAGCCGAGACGCTTCGTGAGATTGCTCTGGCGTACGAGGTTCTGAACGCAAAACTCCAGTCGACCAAGCTCGAGGCGACCAAGGAGGATACGTTCGACGTCATCAAGGGAAGTCGGTTCGACGACTTGGTCATCAAGCTGAATCAAGAGGGTGTCAAGAGGTTCTGACTTAAAACATAGATGGTTGTGAGATACAATGAGTACAATTTCAAAGAAAGATGCTGAAAACATGTTTCGTGAGGCAAAAACGGTTGAAGAGCTCAAGACACTTATCAAAAAACAATGTCATCTATGGTTTGACGAGGATGTGTGTTTAAAGGCACTTGATCGTGCTGCAAAAGATAAACCATGTTTTTTCAATACAGTCCTCTTGTCTCCAGAGGGACCAATCACGCTTGTGTTTACCATCAAAGTTGACGGCTCAGTGAGTATCGTGGAATAAAATATCCAGTCATTGTAAATGTCGACTCGTCTCGGTATGGGTGCTGACCGCTGCTTTAATGTTTACGAGTCTTCTCGTATTTACAATGACGTCATCATGGCGAAACAGGGTATCCACTACGAGGATAATCTGGCGTATCGCCGTTACCTTCAGGACAAGGGCCCGGACGCCTACGTCGTGCCGTCCGACGCGGCATGCCGCGCCCCGGCGTTCAGCTCACAGGCGAACACAAACTAGAGATTTCCTCCCTTAAATGAATATGAAGGTGGTGATTGACGGAAACATAGGGTCCGGCAAAACCACCCAACTGAACCTGCTTGAAAAAGTGGGCTGGACGGTTCAGCGTGAACCGATCGAAAATTGGCCTCTGGAGTTGTTCTATAAGGACAAGTCCAGATGGGCACTGTTGCTCCAAATGAAAATTCTACAGACGCTCCAACCCGTAAAAACGAAGGATGTCGTCGTGTACGAGCGGTGTCTTCTCAGCACGCGCCACGTGTTTTGGGAATACCTGCTCCAAAAAAAGCTCGTACGACCAGAGGAGAATGACGTCTACTCGTTCCAGTACGAGAAGGACACGTGGTTCCCAGACGTGTACATCTTTCTATCCAAGACGCCCGAGGTGGCTTTTGAACATATCAAAAAGCGTAAACAGTCGGGCGACTCTGGTGTCACACTCGACTACCTCAAGGATCTGGACACGCTGTACACACGCATGTTGATGAACGTGCCGTGTAAGGTGCATGTGATCAATGCACACCAGTCCCCTGAAGAGATTCATCAACAGATTTTGTCTCTGCTCAAGTTATATGGCATGTACGTCTCTGACGCTGGAGGGTCGAAAGTGCAAACGCCCGGCGCTCATAAACGGGAAGTGCTGTGTACACCATTCCCAAACATGTGCCGTCTGTCTTGAGCCCGTTCCGAGTCTGAACTCGTACGGTGCCAAACGACTGTTGTGTACGCACGCATTTCATACCAGTTGTATCATGACCTGGTTTGAAACGAATGACGAATGCCCTGTGTGCCGTGCTGAACAAGACACGGACCCTCTCATCATCTTTAAGCACCACGTCGAAGACAATATACGTGTCAAGTACCGCGAAGCTATACGGTCACTCGAACACCAGGTGGCTGTTCTTCGTACGCGACAACCGAGGGAATTGCCATGAACAAAAAAATCGACACATCGTATGCAGAGGTGTCAGGCGACAACCCTGACTGGGGTTCAATGTCGCCGGTCGGCTGCTGAAGGTGAAACGACGTGTACGCAGCATCGAGGTGAGTCTTGTCCCGTCTGTCTCCTGAACATGACTCCCGGTACAACACGAACCCTGTCATGTGATCACACGTTCCACGTTCGGTGTCTCGAACGATGGAAACGCACTTCATGTACATGTCCCATGTGCCGTGCTCCATTCGACCAACCCCAGTACAAGGTGAGTGTTTCCATTCACCACCTCGCATCAAACACAACCGTTCGAGATTCATACACGACGAGTAACGTCAGTTCTATGTTTTCGACGTTTGGAATCCCGTACCTCCAGCCCCGGTACATCACGGACATTTTCTTCGACATTGGACTCGACGAATTTATCGACGAAGTATTCCAAGAGATCGGAGTCCGTTTGCCCGAACAATTGAGAGCGTCGGCCGCCGCTGTGAACGGGCGAGTGCCGCCCGCCCAGCCCCCGCCTTGACCATGTACGCCGAACAAAACTTGGAGTAGTTGAGTCCAGGGTAGGCGCGATTGGCCTTTCGCGGATCCGTGATTGTCTTCCCTGACGCATCGACCAGGACAGGACCTGTCGCAAACCCCTGTTTGTGACTCCAGAGCTTGACTGGAAATTGAATCACCTTACCGACTGGCACGGACCCGGTTCCTCGGCGAACCATCTGGTTCAGCACGGGTAAGTTACGATTCGTGTTTGCGATTCTTCCATTGGATGCGCTTCTGGGTTTGGTTCCTTTGGCTAGAGCTGCACGAATCACTGTGGGCGTGACTCGGAAAAAACGCGCGAGACCCGTCACGGTATCCCCGGCACGGGTCTTGTACCGGACAGCATCAGTCTGACGGTACCAGTGGAAATCACCACCGTTCGGTGCCACAAAGTTCATCACCTTGTAGTAGCCAGGGGGTGGCACGTCTGATGGTTTGCACCGATAGGCCAGTCCACGGTAATCCTCCAGGACACGTTTCGCGATACCGTCGCACGTCTTGAACGTCAACCCCCACGCTTTGTTCCCAGCCATGTTTCCAGGGACGTCTTTGTTCACGGCTCGAATATTGTTCAGACCGAACGCATAGTCGTAGCAGTTGTCGTGATGGCGTCCCATGGAACCCCAAGGATCCCATTTAAAGAGGGTTGCATTTCTAAGCGTCGCCGATGCCGTACCCACACGTGGTGACCCGGCACATGGTTTTTTCGACGAAGCCGTCGCACACGCACTACAGCACGACCCCGTCATCTTATTTTCTCCGCACAAATTAAAATGCTCTCCGTCATCGGCTCTCGCAACACTCAGGAACTCCTGTATAACCTGACCATCTTCGTCCTGTACGTCATCATCCTGACGTTCATCCTGCGTTTCCTGTGGAACAGCACGCTGGTGAAGCACATCAACATCCTGCGCCCAGTCGACACACTGCTTCAGACCTTCCTTCTGGCCCTGGGTATCTCTCTTTTCCGTCTGTAGATATGTCCAACTGAGTTTCAGTTGTCCTTCGGACTTGGACTAAAAATCGTACACTACATAAGAGATGCCTGTCAATCCGTTTGATGGGCGTGTAGATAAAGTAAGCGAACTGCGAACCATCTCAACAGCATCGATCATACTCGCGTGTACGGGTATCATGGTTGCGGTCATCATCGATAGACAGTTTGCCGTTCTGTCGAAGAGGTATCCACATATATCAGTACCACTGGCGTACTTTCAGATTTTCATATGTGCCTTAATTCTCGTTTTTCTGTATCTTCTCGGTCCAGCGAGTATCGTCCTACACTTTCAGCGTTCACTTCCAGGGCTCATATTCCCAGGGATGTATTTCAATGTCCAAGGAAACATTTTCGATACATTTCAGAAAATGCGCCTGCCGACAATATGAAGGAATTATTTTATTTACAAACAGTAAAAATGGGAACTGGTCACTGCCCTCCACCAGTCGTCCCCGAGCCTGTTCCGGTCCCCGAGCCTGTTCCGGTCCCTGAGCCTGTTCCGATCCCCGAGCCTGTTCCAGTCGTCCCCGAACCAGAGCTTGACGACGAGGAGGATGTCCCCGAAGTTGATGACGAGGAGGATGTCCCAGTGACTCGCTCATCCGCTCTGATCGAAGAGGCTCTTGCATCAAAATAAATATTGAACAATAGTACCAAATGGTAAACGTTGGCAATGTGGCTGCGTTCCAAGCACTCATGAGAGCACACAACAATGCTCTCAAAAAAAGGCAGCGTGCGTACGCAGCAGCCGGTCCGAATGTGATGGCCCCATGCATGGGGAATATGTGCTTGAATTTCCGTCAGCCAAACCGTACACCGAACCAGCAGCGGCTGCGCGATAATGCCCATAGAGCCAATAGAGAATACAATAACGCGTACAGGAGACTCAAGAATGCCCTCGGACAAGCCATGTGGGTCAACAACAATAATAATGTATTTACTGCAGAACGTCCTCCAAATCACATGAGACCAACGACGAACGCGGCGTGGAATCTCGGTGCGCGCGGACACGCAATTCGTGCTGCGACTACGATCCAGAGACACACACGTGGTGGCCAGCAGCGTAGCCGTACCGGGCTGCATAATCCACACACGGCCCCCGGGCGTAGATTCCTATTGTCGAGGTTCTTTGGACCCAAAGGAAATCCGGCGGCGGCTCGTATTCAGAGAGCGTACCGCAGACATCGTGCCCGCCGTTAGAAGCGATTGAGATTGTTTCCTATGTTTTCAAAAAACATACCAGCACCGAGACCGAGACCCAGGACGACACCGACGCCCATCACAGCGTAGGCTGAAGCGAGACCCTTCCCTTCAGAGCGCGCCTTGGACAACATGTTCATACCGATGATCAAAAAAATCAACCCAATCGCAAGAAACAAAATTTGTGCCGTCATAATCCCGGCACCAATTTTGAAAGCGTTTGCAAAAAGACCCATATTTGCTTTTACGTGTGAAAAAAGTCCAGGTGCGTGCCCGTCGGTGAAGTCGCTTGGACTCTAGATCTCCTGGTAACCCACTTTGATCTCGCCGTCGACGACCAGCGTCGGGAAGCCAGAAACAAAGTTGGGGCACTTGCCCTGAGCACAATCCACGAAGGTGTACTCTGTGCCCTTCTCCTTGAAGTAGTCCTTCTGCTTGGTGCACCACGGGCACGAGTCCGAGCCGTACATGGTCACGCCTGGACCGCTCGGGGGCTTGTCCTGCTCGGGCGGCACAAACTCAGTGTCGCGACTCGTACTGGGCTCGGCGACATAGTTGCTCTTGGTGCCGAGCCACCACTTGTACACGTAAAAGGCCAGAACACCGATGATCACAGCGAATGCGACACGCATGATGATGGAATCGCGATCCATATCTACTGGTACGCTCGGAAAAAAGAATTTAGGGCGGTGGCGCAGCTTTACTCGCCCCTTTGAAAACTACAAGTTCGGAGTCAATTGGTTCCTGTTCCTGGTCATACACGGACTTCATAGCCCAATAGTAAATGTCGTCTTGTTTGTCACGTACGTCCTTCCAGTCGTATTTGACTGTGGACTCGAACCACGGTATCTGATGCTGAAATGGAGTGACTGCTAATTTCATCCTGTATCGAAAGTCGACAAAATCCTTGAAATAAAACTCCGTCACAAATTCCCGGAGACCCGTATCTTCGTAAAACGTGCCCGGGTCAATCTTACCACCCTTCCCAACAGTCTGATTACGATTCCACCACACGCGCGGATAACCGAACATATCAAGTACCTGTATAATTCCGTTACGGAAATCCTCCATCTTGAAAATCTTCAGACCTTTGATCGGACCGGTAAAAAAGTGTGCGGGTGCCAAAGGAAGAAGGTAATTCTTTTTCTTGAGTTCCTTGACAAGAGCAAACACATCCGGGTATACTTTCGTCATGTACATGATTTGTTGATAGGCTGATACGAATCGTGTGTATGGATCACGAACGAATGTGATTGGGGTATATCCTTGTTCGATATAACTTTTAGCCGCGTCACACAAAAGCGAATTGTGGAATTCGTACATGGTAAATTCCTCGTTTGCAAATATAGAGTGTTTCAAGAGCGTCTCTTGGACCGTCGTCCCTCCACATTTGGGAACGTGGACGAAGATATACTTTTTCGTATGATTCACAAGCATACCTTATAAAGGTTTCTTCTGTTTATATTTAAATGTATGTCAACCATGTGAAAAAATCCATGGAAGATGCATTCAACGAAACATCCCGACTTCACCCCGATGTGTTGGATATCGAAGGAGAGTCTGGAAAACTTACTCGACATTTTTATAATAATATCCTGAATATCGAAGATGCTCGTTATCTTGAGATAGGTGTCTACAGAGGTTCATCCGTGTGTTCGGCAATGTGCAACAACAACGCGACCGTCGTGTGCATGGACAATTGGTCAGAGTTTGACGCAAAAGACGAATTTTTATTAAATTTCAATAAATTTAAAGGTGACAACGATGCTCGGTTTATAGAGGCGGATTGTTTTTCAGTTGATGTTTCGACTCTTCCAAAATTCAATATATACCTCTTTGACGGACCACATAAGGTTCAGGATCACTTCAAGGCTCTTACACATTTCATCGATTGTCTCGACGATGAGTTCATCTTTATTGTGGATGACTGGAACTGGGACTGTGTGCGCATCGGTACATTGAATGCAATTAGAACACTCGACTTGAAAGTTCTGTACAAAACGGAAGTCAGAACGACACACGACAATTCTCACGTACGTTGGGGTTCGCATGAACAAAAAAAATGGCACAACGGCATATTCGCAGCGGTCCTTCACAAAACCTGATAGGGTAAAATATCGAGTCTTGGGGGAAGTCGTTCATTCTTTTCCCTCGGAGTAAAGATGAGTTGACTTTCGGATGAACTTGAAAGGACGATACCGAACTCCTTCGCTTGAGAAACGGAGATTGTTGAGAAAAAATCAGCCGCTTCAAGGTGGGCGTAATTTTTCGTCTTATTGATGATGAAATTGTCATCCCCAAAGAATGACATGTGCCATCCGGCGTTTTCAATGTCCGGGTCTTTTCGACGAGAATTTCGACAGAAATGTGGGTTCGTGTCACGAACAAAGCCGTAACGCGCGATACGAGCCATTTTCCACT